TTCCGGAAATAGCTGCATCCTTTACGGACCTAATGACAACATAATCTCGAATGGAATAGTCGTCGTGGCTTCCGTTTCGATCTCTCCCACGACTCTCGCAGCCACGATCCCGATCCAGATCACCGGTGCAGTGGCCGCCACAGGGTCGGGCAATACAATCCCCGTATCGGCTACGAACGGTCTTATTACCGTGAGCCAAGGTTCAATCGGAATCACTGCGACCGGTGGCAATCCGACGAACGCTCCGGTGGCGGGGCCAGTATCTGTCCCGATGTCCCAGTACAATTTCGATCGTACCGGTGCGAATCTGAGCGAGCAGGTCCTTAATACCAGTAACGTGAACTCTGCTTCGTTTGGGAAGCTCTTCACCCGGACCGTTGACGACAGCGTGTACGCACTACCGCTGATCATTCCCAATTTAACGATTGCAGGCGGCGTTCACGATGTGATGTTTGTGGCCACAATGGACAATTCCGTGTACGCCTTTGATGCGGCCGACGCGGGGCTCACACGGCCGTACTGGTCCGTGAATCTCGGAACACCCGGCATCGGCGATTCGTGGATTGGCCCGATCAACGTTGGAATTCTCAGCACTCCATTCATTGATGAAGCCACGAAGACGATGTATGTCGTCGCGGAGGTGCGGAATGGAACCGACGTCGGCCTCTACATCCATGCGCTCGACATTACGACAGGTCAACTTAAGTACAACTCACCCCGACGCATGTCATTCGGGTTCCCGACCGAGGGAGTCACGCTGACGAGCGTGAACGGAGGCATTCAACGCGCGGGCTTATTGGTGTCCAACGGCGTTCTGTACGTCGCCGTGGCAAACATCCTCCCCGGCGATCACAATTCGCAGGAAGGATTTGTGCAATCCTTCGACGCACAGAACCTCACCAACCAACTTGGGACGTTCCAAGCGACGCCAAGTGCCCCCGAAGGTAAGGGCGGCATTGGGGAAGCCGGCCGTGGCTTGCCCGTCGATGCATCCGGCGTATATTTCTCGGTTGCAGGCGGGGCTTACAGCGCCACAGCGACGCCCCCGAACTTCGGCAGCAGCATCGTGAAAGTAGCGCCCAGCACGTTGAGCGTCCAGGACTGGTTCGCTCCGCAGAACTGGCAGTACCTTTTCGATAACAATGTTGATCCCGCTGCCGGGGGCGTGACGCTGATACCCGGAAGTCAGCTCCTGTTTGCAGGTGGCAAAGAAGGAGTTATTTACCTTCTCAATCGAAACAGCATGGGGCATCTCGAGGGTACCGATGGACAGCCGGTACAGCGGTTCCAAGCTGGTTATGGATGCGCCCAGAACACCACAGCGCCGGATTGTTCCCAATCATTGGGCACCGCTTATTGGGATCGCGGCGGCGACGGCATGCTGTACGTCTGGGACAAAACCGGCGTCCTAAGGGCCTACCACTTCAACGGCCAGACGTTCGATACTAGCTCGCCGCAAGTGGGCACCTCAAACGTCGGAATGACGGGCGGTCCTTCTTTGTCTGCCAGCGGTGCCGACCCGTCCAGCGCCATTGTGTGGGCAGTGACTACGTCCAACGTCGACAGCGGCACACCCAGTCCTGGTACCTTGCGCGCTTTCCGCGCCGATGATATTACCCAAGAGCTTTACGACTCGGACATCAATCAGGCCGCCGACAGATTAGGTACGATGACCAAGTTCGCGCCGCCTGTGGTTGCGAATGGGAAGGTGTACGTAGCGACGCAATCGAACGCTGTTCAAGCGTATGGCCTACTCCCTTCGAATCAAGGCACAACCGGCGCGGCTGGCACGATTCCGGTGACGGTGCAGACGAGTCCAGTGGGACGGTCGTTCAGCGTGGATGGGACAAGCTACACCGGCATACAAATACTAAACTGGGTCCCTGGCTCGACGCACACGATCGCGACGACGGCGACGCAGAGCGGAGGGAGTGGAACACAGTATGTGTGGAACACGTGGAGCGATGCCGGAGCGCTGTCGCACACTGTGACACCCAGCAGTGCGACCACTTACACGGCCGCGTTCAGCCTCACCAACAATGCCACACTCACAGCCGGATATCTATCGGGCTCCGGCGACAGCGCGATCACCGCTGTGAACCTAACGGCCGAGGGCGGTGCGGATTGGGTGCATTGGGGAGACGCATCCCTGAGCCGGAAGGCCGGGGGGAATTCACAAATCGGCAACTATTCCATAGTGGGCGGCGGATCTGCTTTACTCTATTCCAACGATCTCCGCCCGGTGGGTTGGAGCGACGGTACGCCCACCGCGAGCAGCAGCAACAATCGCAACGGATTCTATGTGGTTGGGCCTGGTAAAGGCTTCTCGTTCACCGCTCCGGCCGGTACGGTCAGCCGAACTCTGAAGGTGCACGTGGGCGGTTGGAACAGCGGAGGGATGTTGATCGCGCACTTAAGCGACGGATCAGCCCCCGACTTCGTGGATGTCGCCCCCACGTCCGGAGGCCAGTATGATCGCAACTACACGCTGACGTACCAAGCTGCCTCGGCCGGGCAGACGCTGACGGTCACCTGGAAGATGAACTCGGGCTCGAGTCTCGGGAATGTGACGCTAAATGCTGCTGCGCTGGCAGGCGCAAGCAGCATCGCGGCTACTCCGGGGAGCGTGCAGGCTACGGGAGGGACATCGCAGAGCGCGATGGTGAATACCCTCTTCGCAACGGCGCTCCAAGCGACCGTCAAGGACGCCACCGGGAATCCGATGAGCGGGGTTAACGTCAACTTCATCCTCAGATCGGCGCAGCGGTCAATTTTGCTCAGGATTCGAAGTCCGGCAAAAGCGTAGATAGCTTACTTGCCAAGCGTTGAAGATTTGTGCGCTTGAGTAGGCTTGCTCCACTCCTCCCTTGGCGTGGCTGATAGAAGCAACAATGAAATCTAGCTTGGAATTTCATCCGGCCTAGGTCACTTCACATCCGTCCAATACTAACCATTCGACGCCGTTTTGACGGCTTCAAATAGCGCCTTGGATTCGGTCACCTGCACAAAGGGACGGCCATCGCGATCTCGGATGGTGACGCTGGCAGCCGGCACAGATCCACCAGCATGACCGCGCGCCGCGTCATCCCAAGGCTAGGGCTCTCCCCCAGTATTATCGACCTTAGCCTGCATGATATTCTGTACCGCCAGGCAGAACCGACAACTAAGGAGATGCTCCTTGATGTTGGCTCTTTCATCTGTCGTCAGGCTATGCTGCAACAGATACACTTCGAGTCGGTGGTCCGAGATATCCTCGAAGCCATGGAAAAGGTCCGGGCTGGGCACAAAAGTGGGCACAGTCCGAAAATCGCTGTCTCCTAAGCGTTCGAGGAAATTCCCGCAATACAATGACTTTAAAAGGGTTAATGGAGCCACCCGCCGGGATCGAACCGGCGACCTGCTGATTACGAATCAGAGAAAGTTTCCTACTCCGAAGTACCTCCACTAAGATCTGTGTTTTCACTACCAATTACTTACGGACCTCACTATACTTGAATCTACCCGGCCGTTTTGGGGGAGTCAGTACCTCCAAGAGTACCTCCCGAGTCGATCAGTTTGCCGGCTGAAGGGACGAGAATATGGGCGTAGTTGCGATCCGGAAAGCGAAGGAAGAACCGAAGACCAAGCTGGTCGCGGCCAATCAGAAAGCTGTAGACGCGCTCCCATTGAATAGCGGCATGTGGCGAGTCGAGGGGGTGCCGGGTTTGTACGTCCGCTGCAGAGCAACATCGAAAGGCTTCCTCCAGCAACGGCGTGTTGATGGCGTGCTAGTGAAGGAATACTTCGGCGCCGTCGCCGTTAAGAAAGCCAAAGAGCTGGCGATGGACCGGTGGAACACCATGAAGCCGCCGGCTCAGAATGAGGTCGTGCGCCTGGGCGCCGCGATCGAGGCGTATATCCGTCACCGGCTAAGCATGAAGAAGATGGCGAAGGCGACGGAGGATCTAGCTCGGTACAACGCAAAGCGCTACCTGATCGCGTGGAAGGACCGCACACTAACCCAGATCGGCTCTGACCGCGCCGGACTCGCGGCGCTACACACACGGCTTACCGAAAAGCACGGCGCGGCAACCTGCAACCAAGTTATGCGACTTCTGAGCGCCGTCTATCGCTGGCATCGTGACCGCGTCCATGTTGATCTGCCGGAATGGCCGCGGAAGGTGGCGGAGATTCACTCAATTCCGGCTCGCGATTGGGCGTTCAGCGAGGACGAACTGCGGGATTGGTGGCATCACACGACGAAAGCCAAGGATGCCGAGCAAATTGAGAAGGGCGTGAGCACGCTCGGATCGATCAAGCGCATGTGGTGGATTGCTGCGCTGTTCACTGGCGCGAGAAAGGGAAGTATCGAGGCATTGAAGTGGCCAGACGTAGACCTGGAGAGGAAAGTGATCGTGTTCCGTGTCACCAAGGGCAATCGACCGTATTCCGTACCGATGAGTGACAATCTGGCCGCGCTGCTCGCCGAGTACCGCAAGCGCAAAGACGTTCCGCCATCGGACTGGGTTTTCCCGTCGAATATCATCGAGGGCGGACACCTGAACGATGTCAAGAATCCCCGAGAGGGTGTGGGCCCGGCTCATCGCTTGCGCCACACATTTAGGACAATGCTCGCTCAGATTGGCGCGACGCCGGACCAGGCGCGGCTGCTTATGGGTCACAGTATGGGGGGCGACGTCAGCCGCGGATACATCACGGCGCCGCTTTTGATTGAGTCCCTGCGACCGATCAGCAACGCGGTCGCACAGAAGTACACCGAGATCATCGGGCAGTGCCAGCTTCCCGCGTCGGCTTGAAACATTTCATCCGGGAATTGTAGACTGAGAACAGCCGCCTAACTCGATTTAGCCGAGAACGGCACGCCCATCGCCGGAGGCCACATCTGGCGGGCAGGAGAGACAGGCATGGCGCACACTGACTGCAACTTCGAACTTCAGAACAGCCGCAAGGCTCCGCTAAGGCGCAAAGAGGCGGGGGTAGATCCCGAATCCGGCCTGCCTATAGTTTTCGCGCCACGGCTCATCCGGAACCCTAAGACGGACGAGCAGGCGATCGTCGCCAGCGTCGCCGAGGAAGCGCGGTGGGCAAGGAAGTGGCGTGTTCCCGTGGAAACAGTGCGAATGACCCTAGAGCGCGCAATTCCGGCGGAGTTCGTTGGCCATCATCGTAACTACTCAAGCGAGAGACTGCCGGTTGCCGACAAGGTGCGAAGCGCGATCAACGATTTAGTCCCGTCGACGGCGTCTGACTTCCACGCGCTTGAAGCGAAGGGAGACGTGTGGCTCCTTCGCGCAGAACTTCCGGATGGATCTCACCTGTTCAGCCTTACTGGAATTGACAGCCGGGTGCTCGAACAGAGCCACACCCTAGCAATTCGCGCAGGGCGAGACTACCTCGATTCGAGCGACGACCCATTCACAGATTGGGCAAAAGAGGTCTGGCATTTCCATGTTCGGCGTTTAGAGGCTTCATGGATCAAAGACCGGCGAGATCGCTTCACGACCTCCCCCCACGTGTATGGTGGTGACGAAGTACGGGTCCGCTGCCCCTCAGAGTCCCTCGACGGTTTCTGCGCCGTTTCGGCGGACTTCGCAGGATCCCTTGGGTCACGGCATGGGCGTAGCCCCCGTAGCAAACACAGCGCTCGGCGCGGCCGTCCGCCTGCCGGGGCGATCGAAGGCAGCGTGGTAAAGAACCTGCGGCTTGAATTGGATTTAGGTCAGGCCGTCTTCGCCAAGCGCTGTCGAATCTCCGAGGACACCCTTCAGGTCGCAGAAAAGCGCAGCCTCGCAACGGACCAAACAATCAAGAAAATTGAGAGGTTTGCAAAGCGTAACGCTCCGAAGGTACAACTGAAACTCTCACAAAAGAAAAAATCGAAAAACCCGTCAAAATAGGATTTTGGCGGTTTTCCGCGGTTTCTGACGTGCCAACATACCTCCGTGGACAACGCGGTAGGACAGCAAACAAACACACCGAAAGGTCGTTGGGTTTCAGAACGGGAATACGCCCAATTTTGCGGGCTCTCTCGTCAAACCCTAACAAACTGGCGCTGGCGCGATTCCCGCGAAGGTCGAACGGAAGCAACGCCTGACTTTCCCAGATATCGCCGCTTCGGCAGGGCTGTCCGTTACTGGCTACCCTCAGAACTCCAAACTGGAGCTACCGCTTGAGCCGCCCAGCGACATTATTGGAAAGAGCGGGCAGCTTTAACGCCGACAACCTGGCCCCGGCCCGCATCATCGCGAGCGACACGGCAAAATCCCCCAGCGCGATGGCGACCTTGGGTGCGTTGGTGTTGACTCGATACCGGCTTCCCCGTCTCCAGGTCAAACCTCACCTCTTCCGCAATTCGCGCGCCAAGGACGCGAACATTCGTGCGGCCTTGCTCGATCGCTTCGGTGGCCGGGAAGTCGCCATCGGACGAAAGGCGGCGCCGGGGCCGCTCGACGGCGTTCACGGTGATCTCTGGGCGAGCGTCGCATTGGCGATTATCTGGGGCGGATGTCAACGGGCCCAGGGGGCCGTCAGGAGACTGCAGCATGAGCGTGCGCACCTGCGAGGCGTACAAGCTCGTTTGTCAGCGGTCAAACCGCTTGGAGCAATTCCCTGTCGCCGCTGTCCTAGACGGCCGCACCCGTGTCCGAGCCACAGTCTCGTCCTTGAGATTCAGTGGAGGACGACGTGAAGCACGCAACACCCAACCATCCCAAGATGCACGCCCTGGCGGCTCGCCTCTCACTGCCGCTGTACGCTGCCGTTGGCCTCCTGGAGATGCTCTGGCACTATGTTGGTGATTACGCACCGCGCGGCGATATTGGCCGCGTGGACGACGCGGCGATCGCTCGAGGTGTTGATTGGCGGAAAAAGCCGGAAGAACTGATCCGCGCTCTGGTGGAAACCCGCTGGCTCGATCCAAGTCAAGAACACCGGTTCCTCATTCACGACTGGCCGGATCACTGCGAGGAATACGTCCGCAAGAAGCTCAGACGCGCGGGGGATGATTTCGTATCAGCTTACGGTCAGAGTCTCTACACTGACCGGATTTTGTCGCGACAGGGTCTCGACACTGACGGGCTTACGCGCGCGGGCAAGGCAAGGCATGGCAGTATTTCGGGGAAACGGGGCCCGGGGGAAAACCCGACTCTCAACGGATTCGACGGATCGGACCTCGCGGCGCGAGTTTATGACCTACATCCCAAAAAGCAGGGACGGATCCGCTTCGAGCAGGCGTTAGCTGAAAAGTTGGGTACCGCAGTCGATCCAGTCGCGCTGGCCGAACGAATCCGGCGCTCCCATGCGGCCTGGTTGCCCGTCTGGGAACGTGACGGCGGAAAGTTCGCTCCACAGCTTGTCCGGTGGATCGAGACGGACGGGTTTTTGGACGCCGATCCGCCTTCAGCAGCGGGTCTAGGACCGGTTCCAGCTCGGGCCGGCAGCTCCATCGAGGACGAGCAAATTCCGGCGGGCGTCGCACTGCCGGCCTTCGGGGATGCCGCGTGAAAACCCAGCAGAAGCGTGAGCTGCTTGGCTTGATCGACTCGGAGACGGAGGCTCTCGTGATCGGCACGATCCTTCGCGATGGAGAGCCAGCTTTTCGCCAAGTGGAGTTTCTCGAGGTCGAGGACTTCGGCGTGGAGATTCATCAGGTTGTTTTTCACGCGATCAAAGTTCTCGCGGCCGAAGTACACCCAACCGTCGACGTCGTCGCGGATCACCTCATCCAAGCCGGGAAGCTGGATTCTGTCGGCGGTCTGACCGGCCTGGTTGATCTTGACGAGAAAGGCTTGTCGGGGGCGCCGATCGCTGGCTTCGGAAAGGCTCTTCGCCGCAAATCGATTGATCGTCGAGCGCAGCGTCTGAACTCGAAACTGACCGAAGCCCTGGAACTCGGATTCTCGGTGAACAGCTCTGCGGTTCGCAATGTTGCGGACGAGCTTCGGGCACTCGAAGCTGAGCTGGAAACGTCCACGCTTCCGCGCAGCTTTGGGGATCTCCTGACCGAAGCCGGCGGCGTCGACGGGCTTCTCGAGCCACCGAAGGACCTGGTGGAATTCGCCTGGCCGAGCAATCTGTGCCCCGGCTTCCAGCCTGGCCAGCTCGTGGTCTTCGCCGGCGCCACTAGCATGGGCAAGACCGCTCTCGGGCTCCAGCAGGCTCTTCACACAGCCGGACGCGGTCAGAGAACGCTGCTGGTGTCGCTCGAAATGAGCAGCCGTGAGAACCTGCTGCGCTGTTTGTCGGCCGCCGCCCGTGTACGGCATCAGGATCTTCAGAACGGGGATCTGAGCGAGGCCCAGCGGACGGTCGTTCGAGAAGCGGCGGCTCGCCTTTCCCGGCTACCGCTCGAAATTACGACGGAGACGCGCTCGCTCGAAAGCATCTGGAAAAAGATCGCCGGAGCGCGGCGGCGTGGATCCGCCTACGGGCTGGTCGTAATCGATTACCTCCAACTGATCGCCACGCGCAACCGCCACGAGAACCGGACCGCGCAGGTGTCGGAGATCAGCCGCGGCTTGAAACTGATGGCCAGAGAGAACAGCGTCCCGATCATTGCGCTGGCCCAACTGAACCGGGCGCCGGCGACGCGTACCGGAGACCACGAACCGCAGCTGAGCGATTTGCGCGACTCCGGATCCATCGAGCAGGATGCGGACTTGGTGATCTTTGTTCACCGGCCCGGGTACTACAATCTGGACCACGCGGGTCCGAAGAACGCCGCGAAGTTGATCGTTCGAAAACAGCGCAACGGGCCGACCGGTTCCCAGGACCTAGTCTTCGTTCCCCAGTTTGTCGTATTCGCGCGGGCCGCGACTGAAGATCTGGAACCGCCAGTTAAACGGAGCGGTGAATGATTGAGCCCACCGCACCTCGAAGGAAACACGGCACTTGGCGCCGAGCAAGATGATGAACATGCGTAGTCAAACAAAGTCCGTTGAAGAAATTCGAGAACGCGCGTGGCGAAAGCTCGCCGCTGCGGTCCCTAGGGCGATCAAGGTAGTTACGGAAAGAAAAACGAAACTGGAAGCTCAAATCGATGCCGGCGAAACACCCAGCCCGCGGGCCCAGCGAGAGCTGGAAAAGATCCGCGCGCTTCTCGATCAACATCACAATCAACAGATCCTGATCCGCATACTTCTCAATAGCATAGGGCTGGAAAAAGGTTCAGACAAGGGCGACGGTCACAGGCGGGAAGAGGTGAATTTTGTCGGGTTCCATTAAAAAAGGGCGGAAGGCCCTCAAAAAGACGCGCGGCAGGCCGAAGGCCGAAATCGATCTGAGGCAACTGGAGCGGCTCTGCGAGCTTCAGTGCACACAGGAAGAATTGGCCACGTTCTTCCGGGTCTCCACCAAGACGATCGAGCGGCTCGCCGCCACTCCGGAAGGACGCGAAGCGATCGATCGTGGCGCCGCTCTCGGCCGAATCAGCCTGCGCCGGCAGCAGTTCAAGCTGCTCCGCGGAGGAAGCACAGCTATGGCGATCTGGCTCGGCAAGCAGATCCTCGGTCAGCAGGACAAGCTTGATACAACTCTCCGCACCCCGCCGGGCGAAGCCTTCAGGATCGAGGCCGAAGTCAACGACCGCAAGCAGGCGATTCTACTGAACCAGCTATTTAGCCCCGAGGAAATCGCCTCAGCCCACCAGAAGCTAGAGGAATTGGAGCGCGCAGGCGCGGAATCAGCGGCGTGAGTCTCTAACATGGGCCTGTCGCTCGACGCTATAACGCCTGCGGCCATCCGCCTAGCCTTTATCGAAAACGCGCGGAACCGCCTCCGCAGCTACTTCCCCGACAAGGGAAGGTTTCACCGCGAGTTGTATCCAAGGCACCTCGAATTCTTCGAGGCCGGGGCATCCCGCCGTGCGCGGGGTCTCATCGCCGGGAACCAGGTCGGTAAATCGACCGCCGGAAGTTATGAGACCAGTCTGCACCTGACCGGGCAATATCCGGGCTGGTGGATCGGCAAGCGCTTTAATCATCCCGTCAAAGCGTGGGCGGCGGGCCTCTCCACCTCTAAAGTTAGAGACTCGGTGCAGCGCGAACTGATGGGCCAGATGACACGCGAGCTGGGTGAGCCCACCGACCAGGTCATCGGCGTCGGAACAGGCATGATCCCGGCCGATTCAATCATCGGCTACCGGATGCGCCAGGGAACCGCCGACGCGATCGATACGGTGCACGTACGCCATGCAACGGGCGGAGTGTCGACGCTCACCTTCAAAAGCTACGAGTCCGGAATCGATTCATTCTCCGCGGAAAAGCTGCACGTGATCTGGCTCGACGAGGAGTGCCCGAAGGGGATCTGGATTGAGTGTCTGATCCGAACCATCACCACCGGAGGAGTCGTATTCCTCACGGCCACACCGCTGCTGGGCATGACGGAGTTGATGGTTGAGGCCATGGACCTCTACCGTGTGCAGCAGCCGCTCGCAATGCCCTCAACCGACACGTACGTGGTTATGGCGAGCTGGGATGACGCGCCGCACCTGACCGAGGAAGCCAAGGCTGACCTGATTTCCAAGATTCCGCTCTACCAGCGCGACGCCCGCGTGCGCGGAATTCCGCAGATGGGCGCCGGCGCGGTCTATCCGATCGCAGAGTCGGAAGTTATCGTCCGGCCGCGCATCATCGAGCGGCACTGGCCACGCTGCTTCGGATTAGACGTCGGCTGGAAGCGGACCGCAGCCATTTGGCTCGGCCGGGATCCAGATACGGGCGTCACTTACGCCTATCACGAGTATTACCGCGCTGGCGAGGAGGGGATGACGCCGTCGGTCCACGCCGCGGCGATCATGGGGCCCGGCAAATGGATTCCAGGGGTAATCGATCCTGCAGCTCGAGGCCGCAGTCAGATCGACGGTCGGCAGCTCTTTCAGATGTATACCGACCTCGGGCTCAACATCACCGCGGCAAAGAACGCCGTCGAGGCTGGGGTCTATGAAGTCCACGAGGCGCTCGCGCAGGGGCAGCTAAAGATATTCAGCACGCTAACAAACTTCCGCGAGGAGTTCCGGCTCTATCGGCGTGACGAAAAGGGCAAGATAGTCAAAGAGCGCGACCACCTGCAGGATGCGCTCAAATACGCCTGGGTTAGCGGGCGGGACGTTATGGTTCCCAAACCGTTCGAGGGGCCGCCGGCAGGATTCGCCGTACGGCGTGGCGGCCCAATGGGGTTCGTCAGATAAAAGCCGAACATGCTCACCACTCGTCAGTCTTGGGACCTAGGCTTCGCCCCTGAGTCGGATCAAGCTGGGTGTGCGCTGCAGCCTCGGCCCTACTACTTCGAGGAGCGGGAGCGCGGCGCGCCAGCAGCAGCTACGGATCATGGCCAGGCCACGAAAGTCCACTAACGTCCTGGAGATCCTCCGGCTCAGGCTTGAGGGTTTCAGCTGGCCGCAGATCGCGCACAGCACGGGCCTCGGGCAGGGGACGGTCTATCGGGCCTATCGGAAGGCAATCGACGCGCTCAAGCCTTTCCAAAACCCCAAGGCGGCGAAACTGAAGGCGACCACCGATGACGAACTACCCGCCGGTCAAGATCTCGCCCTGAATCGGGAAAGCGTCGCCCGCTTCCGAGAAAATGCGCAGACGTAGCCCAGCCAACTGGGTATGGCTTGTCATGTAACCGGTCGGTTGCATGACGGGACTTTAGACGCGGTGTTGCATACCATTTGCGCAGCAAGAGCCGACAACAACGACTAATGAAGGGTGACCAACCATCCTGACGGAACCCTAATCGTTTTCCGCAACGCCGTTTCGAGCCAATGTACGAGTGGCCGACGACTCACCCGCAGAGAGCTCATCGACACAGTCGTTGGTGCCTCCGTGCTTCGTTAACCAGCTGTTAGACCGGTTCGCTTGGAGTGTCAATGATAGATCGAGATCGAACGTTTCATCGTTTGATGGCCGCCACGCGCAAGAGAAAGGCCGAAGACCGTCACGCTAGGGAAGCGCTCGCCCAGGACAGTCTCTGTCCCCGCATTGCCGCTCTCAGTCGCCGCGTTCTGCGGAGCGAAAAAGTGTAATCCATGTCTCCGGAACGTTCTGTTGGGTCAAGGTGACTGGCCAGTGGCTCTACCAGACACGCCAGATCGTGACTGGAAGGAATAAGCACCCGGCGCGTTGGATGCTCTGGCGCCCGAACCGCCGTGCCCAGACCCCTTCAGCCCTGCGCCCCGCAAAACCCATCCGCTGGCGAATACGTTGAAACCAGAGGATATTGTCCGGCCGACGATAGGTGTAAAATTGTCGCTTGCTACACGTCCTTCGATCCTCGCGGGAGAAAGTAGCGTAACATGATCGATCACGGAGATTTAACGATGCGAAAACGTTCTCTCTTGTTGCTTTCGTTGCTAGTTCCAGCCTTTTTAGTCCTCAGCGGAGATGTCGTTAAGGCTCAACAACAAGGTTCGACCAGCGGGAAGCGCTGGTCTGATCCTGCCACCTGGCCTGACAAGAAGGTGCCCGGCAAAGACGCCGTTGTCACCATCGGGAGGGACATGGACGTAGTCCTCGATGTCACTCCGCCGGCGCTGCACGGT